GTGCGGCCCCTTCCCGTTTTTCAGGCCCTGGAGGCCACCCTGAGCCCCTGGAGGGCCGTGATGAGCAAGCCGAAGGCACCGAGCGGCCTCGCTGACGCGGGCTCGCGACTGTGGCGCGACGTGGTGGCGAAGTACGACCTGCGCGCGGACGAGCTGGTGACGCTCGAGGCTGCGTGCCGCGCGTCGGACCGCATCGTCGACATGGAGCGTGAGCGTGCCGGGCGAGTGACCGCTACAGGCTCGATGGGCCAGGTCGTGGTGCACCCGCTGGTGGCTGAGATCCGGGCGCACGAGGCGCAGGTGACGTCGTTGCTGGCGCGGTTGAAGCTGCCGGACGACGTGACGGGCGCCACGAGTGCCGAGGCGCCTCGGTCGACGCAGGCGCGGGCGGCGGCACAGTCGCGCTGGGCTGCCGCGCACGGCGCCTGACCGGCCGTGGCCGTGGCGCGTGGCGCCGGCCCGGCGCTGATCGTCTCTCGCGAGCAGGAGAAGCGGGAGATCATCGAGTGGTATCGCGACCTTCTGGAGCGCTCGACGCCACCTGAGGGCCTGCGGTGGGAGCCGGTGAAGATCGGCCCGACATGGCAGCACGACGGCAGCGGCTGGCTGCTGCCGGAGGCGACGCTCGGCTGGGACTTCCTGGCATGGACCGGGCTGTGGCTGCGCGGCAAGCGCGGACCATGGGCGTACACGGCCGAGCAGGCGCGGTTCCTGCTGTGGTACCACGCCGTCGAGACGGGCGACAAGCTCGGCGCGTTCATCTACCACTCGGCGGTGTTCCAGCGGCTCAAGGGCCACGGCAAGGACCCGGTGGCGGCGACGGTCGCCACGGGTGCCTGCTTCGCGGACGTGGTGTTCGACCATTGGGACGGCGACCGTCCGGTGGGCCGCGAGGAGCCGAATGCGTGGGTCCAGATCGTCGCGGTGTCGCAGGAGCAGACGAAGAACACGATGAAGCTCCTGCCGGGTCTGATCCCGGCTGAGACGCGGCTGCGGTACGGCATCCAGATCGGCAAGACGTCGATGTGGGGGCTGGGCGACACTCGGCAGATCGAGGCAGTGACGGCCTCGCCGCTGGCTCTCGAGGGCGGCCGTCCTACGCAGATCATCCGCAACGAGACGCAGAACTGGAACTCCTCGAACGGCGGCCACGACATGGCCGGCGTGATGGAGGGCAACGCTGCGAAGCGCGAGATCGACTCCCCGGCGCGCGTCCTGGACATCTGCAACGCGTACCGGCCTGGTGAGGACTCGGTCGCCGAACGGGTGCGGGAGGCGTGGGAGGGCACGCAGGGCGACGCGGACGCGGACGAGGAGCACGAGCGGCCGAAGTTCATGGACTTCGGGCTGATGTACGACTCGCTCGAGGCCCCGCCTGAGGCCCCACTGTCTGCGGAGCATGCGGTGGACGTGGTCGAGGCCGTCCGGGGCGACTCGGTATGGCTGGACGCCAAGGGCCGCATCTTGAAGTCGATCCTGAACCCGGCGAACCCGCCGTCGGAGTCGCGCCGCAAGTGGTACAACCAGATCACCGCGGCCGAGGATGCGTGGCTGACCCCGCAGCAGTGGGATCCGCTGGGGCGCCCGGACCTGCGACTGGAACAGGGCGAGGAAATCGCCCTGTTCCTCGACTGCTCCAAGTCGGACGACGCGACGGGGTTGGTCGCCTGCCGCATCACGGACGGGCATGTGGTGACGCTGGGCATGTGGCAGCGCCCGCCGGCAGCCCGTGGCGAGTTGGCGAAGGTGTGGACGGCGCCGCGCGAGAAGGTTGATGCGGCGGTGCAGTCGGCGCGGGAGCGATACACGGTCGTCGCGTTCTTCGGCGATCCGTCGCACGTACTCGAGGACGAGTCGATGTCCCGGTACTGGGACGGGCTGTTCGACGAGTGGCACCGGCAGATGCGGCACGAGCTGCGGCTATGGGCGCGTCCGGGCAAGGACTCGGGGCACGCGGTGATGTTCGACATGGCGCTGATGGACAACCAGAAGCGGTTCGTGGACGCAGTGGCGATGGTCGAGGCAGATGTCGACGACCAGGCGCTGACGCACGACGGCGACGCTCGGCTCCGGCAGCACGTGCTCGCCGCGCGGCGGCAGCCGACGCGGGCCGGTATGTCGATCGCCAAGGAGCATCGCGAGTCGCGCCGCAAGATCGACCTGGCCGTCTGCATGGTGGGTGCCCGCATGGTGCGCCGCCTCTACCTGAACACGCGCAAGAAGAAGGGGGGGTGGGCCTGGTGAACCCTGCGAACATCGTCGAGCTGCTACAGGACGAGCTCATCCCCGCGTCTCGGCGTGAGCGGGAGCGGCTGGACGCGGTCGACAAGTGGCTGACTACGGACAACCCGGTCGAGGTGTTCCGCAAGGCTCACCAGCCCGCGAATGCAGAGCGGACCGCGCTGGGCAAGCTGTCGTACTCGCCGATCCTGCGGCTCGTGGTCGCGGAGTGCGCCCAGCAGATGGACCTGGAGGGCGTGTACTCGCCCACGCGCGACACGAAGGCACTGTGGGACCCGTGGGAGCGCAACGGCATGCCGTCGCGGCAGGGTGCGCTGTTCTCGGCGTCGCTGGGCTACGGCTACGCGTACACGGCCACGATGCCGGGCTTCATCCCGGGTGAGATGGTGCGCACGCCGCGCGCGGTGATCCGCACCTTCTCTCCGCGGGACCTGTACGCGGTGTACGGCGACGTCGTCGAGGACGAGTGGCCGCTGTACGCGCTGCGCACGATCGGCAACCCGGCCCGTCCGGCGGCGTACCGGTTCCTCGACGAGGAGGCCGAGCACTTCCTGACGGTCGACGAGTCGGGGCGACTGGAGTACATCGAGCCACGGCCTCACACCGCCGGCGTGACGCCGGTCATCCGGTGGGCGAACGAGATGGATCTCGAGGGCCGCTCGCCGGGTGAGGTGGAGAAGTACGAGATCCCGGCCCAGCGGTACAACAAGACGACCGAGGACCGGCTCCTGATCCAGCACCACAACTCGTGGCGGGTCAAGACGGCGACCGGCCTGGACGACCCGGGCTCGCCGGAGGAGAAGGACCGCCAGAAGATGCGGCTGGCGAACGACGACATCCTCACCGGCGGTGAGGGTGTGACGTTCGGGTCGCTGCCGGAGACGACGCTGGACGGCATCATCCGGGCCGCTGCGGAGGACCGGGACACGATCGCGGCCCTGTCGCAGACGCCCGTGTGGGCCCTGAACGGCGGCCAGCTCGTGAACCTGTCGGCGGACGCGCTGACGGAGGCGCGCTCGATGTCGAGGCTCAAGGTGCAGTCCAAGCAGCGGGCGATGGGTCGCTCGGCGGCGCAGAACCTGCGGCTGGCGGCGCACATCGAGGGCCGGGCGGACGACGCCGCGGACTTCTCGCTGCGGATGCAGTGGGCGGACATCGAGGCGCGCTCGATGGCGCAGGCCGCGGACGCGCTCGGGAAGATCGCCACACAGCTCGGCGTGCCGGTGCAGATGCTCTGGGAGCTGATCCCGGGCGTGACGAAGACGAAGGTCGAGGAGTGGCGCGAGTACGCCGCCGACCACCCGTCCGACACCGCACGCCTGGCGGACGCCCTGGAGCGTCAGTCGACGCCGACGGTGTGACCCGTGGCCGCGACGGCTGAGGGTCGCGCCCTGACGGACGCGCACCGGATCGCACAGGCCCGTATCGGTGCCCGTACGTTCGCGCGAATGCTCGAGTCGTGGCGGCTGCTGCACCTGGCCGACCTCGACACATCGATGACGGCGTGGCTTCCGGTCGTTGTCGGGCAGGTGCAGCAGGAGTACACGGCCTCGCAGCGCCTCGCCCAGACGTACCTGACGGAGTACCGACGGGTCGAGGGCGTGACGGACGGGCAGACGGTCCTGACGTCGTTCGACACGGCCGGTGCGGCAGTCACGGCGCGAGTCGCCGGCCCGGTGGCGGTGAAGCGGCTGATCGGCGGCGGGCTCGACCCAGAGCAGGCGTTCGACCGTGGTAAGCGCGCGATCGCCGGGCGGGCGTACGGGCAGGCGATGTACGGCGGCCGGATGCTTGTCGTCAACTCCGCGCGGGCGACGCCGCGGCGGATCTGGCGGCGGGTGAGCGACGGTAACCCGTGCGCGTTCTGCGCGTTGCTCGTGAGCCGGTCGATCCAGATGCCATACGTGCAGCGCCCGGACTTCCGTTCGCACGCCCACTGCGGCTGCACCGTTGAGGAAGCGTCCGAGGACGACCCGTACACCGACCTTGAGGCCGAGTGGGTCGACGCCTACGAGCAGGCCGCACGGCAGGCGCGCGAGGCCGGCGAGCCGGTCGTCGCCCCGTCGGGCCGCCGCCGCCGCGACACGGTGCTGTGGCGGATGCGCCGCAACCGGCCGGACCTGTTCAACGACGGCGTCCACGGCCACTGAGACCAACCCGCACAACGCGGGTTCGGGCCGCCCTGGTGGCGGCGACCAACCGATGCCCCTGGAGGGCTGCCATGCACCGCAGGTTCACGCTCGCCAACTCGCGTCTCCGCTTCATCGAGGAGCCGTCCGACCAGGACGGCGGCTCGGGCGGGGGTGGCGCCGAAGGTTCGTCCCAGGAGGGCGATCAGCACAACGGCGCCGACGACTCGGGTGACGACGAGCACGACGAGGATGAGAGCAAGTTCGACGCCAGCCGCGCGCTGGAGAAGATCCGCAAGCTCAACTCCGAGAACAAGAACCTCCGCGAGGCCAAGAAGGCGGCGGAGGAGAAGGCCAAGGGTGCCGATCAGCACTCGGAGCGCATCAAGGCCCTGGAGGCCGAGAACCTGCGCATCCGTATCGGTGCCCGCCACGGCCTGCCCGACGAGCTGATCGACCGGCTCCGCGGCGACACCGAGGACGAGATCCTCGCCGACGCCGAGAAGCTGCTCGGGCTCGTCGCCGCCAAGGTCCCGCCGACCCAGCGCCCCAAGGAGCGTCCGGGCGGCGGGGGCGGATCGCAGGAACCCGTCGATGAGACGGACGTCAGCAAGATCGGCGAGCGGATGTTCCGCCGCTGACCACCCCCGCGCGGCCCGCCACGGGCCTGCTGCGGTCAACCCGAGACCTAGGAGGTCACCGTGGCGAACACCCTCTGGACCCCGCAGCAGGCGGCCCGCTCCACGCTGGCGGCCCTGCGCTGGCTCACCACCCTTCCCCGCACCGTGCGTCAGGACTTCTCCACGGAGTTCGTCGCCGGTCGCGGGCAGACGGTGAACGTCCGCAAGCCGATCTCGGCGGGCGCGGCGCACACCTACGGACCGACCGAGCGGGCTGCCCGCACGGCGATCACCTTCAACGAGCTGGACGAGCAGTGGGTGCCCGTCACGATGGACACCCAGGTGTACAACGCGATCCGGCTGCCCGACGACTTCGCGACCTTCAACCTGGAGTCACTCGAACGCCAGGTGCTCGTGCCGCAGGCCGAGTCAGTCGTGGACGAGCTCGCCGCCCCGCTCGTCGCCGAGATGGAGGCCATCGCCTCCGGCACCGGCCTGGCGATCGCGGCCGACGGGTCGAACGCGCTCGACGTCGTGATCCAGGCGCGGCGCGTGCTGAACGGGCGCAAGGTGCCGTTCGGTGACCGCTTCCTGGCCCTCGGCCCGGGCGCGGCGTCGAAGTTCCTCGGCCTTCCGCAGCTCCAGAAGGTCAACGAGGCCGGCACGGACGGCACGCTGCGCGAGGCGATCATCGGCCGCCTGTTCGGGTTCACCGTGTTCGAGGACCCGGCGCTGGCCGAGGACTTCGGCGTGGCGTACCACCGCGACGCGTTCGCCCACGTCACCCGCCCCTCGCGGCAGCCCGAGGGCGCCGCGAAGTCGGCCACGGTCGCCCAGGACGGGTTCGCCCTGCGGTGGATCCAGCACTACAACCCGCTCCAGCTC